TCTCTATACCCAGGCCGACATCCTCCGCCATATAGGTCCGAAGGAGTGACAGCAGGGCGGCCTTCCACGTCCCGGTCACGGAGACGATCTCGTTTCCGGCCCTGGTTATCGCATACCGGCGCAGGGGTGCCGCAGGCCGGTCCACCATTCCGGGAGGTACGATGCCTCGGTGAGGCTCCCTTCCAGGAGGCCGGGCAGGTCGTCAGGGGAGGCCAGGTCCCGGGCAAGGCCCAGCACCCGGCGCAGTTCCTTCCGTCTGGCCTTGATGAGCCTGCCCTCATAAACAGCACCCACCTTGAGCGTCTTGCGGCGAAGGTAGTCCTGGTGTCGCCTTTCGGCTGTGCTTATGGGTTTCTTGACAGGCATCAGGCTCCCGGTTCAAGGCTCTCACCCTCGTTGATGTCGAATGCCTCGTTTCCGAACATCGTGCCCATTGGGATCATCGGTTGGTCTGCCCATTCCTCCGTGCGCGGTTCGTAGCCGTATGCCTCGCGCATCTCGTTCAGGGTTGCGTGCATCTTCGCCAGGTTATCCAGGACGTCAGAAGGGTCCTCCTTCAGTACGTCGATACGGTCGGTGTTGACGCGGAGCGTGAACTGATCCGCCAAACCGAAAAAGTTCAGAAGGTCGGCTCCGAACTCGTTGGCGAGCGGGATGGCGTTGGTCTCATAGAGGGACTTCTTGGCTTCCTTGGCATTCTCGTACTTTGCCTGGCCATAGTACAGATCCACCGGTAGGTCATAGATGAAACACAAGGCGTTGATGGCTTCCTTGTGGCTGGAGAGGATTCCCAGGTCCACGGTGTTGCTCCCCAATTCGTGCAGTTCAATGGCGGTCCGCAGGGCCTTGATCTGTCCCTTCACTTCCTCACCGTTCAGCTCCCGGGTCAGGTCGTTAGCGCTCTTTGGGAGGACACCGAGGTTGTCCGGCTTCGGAGTGATGATTGCTGAAGGGCCTCCGTTCTTCAGGGTCTGGTCCTGGCGGCGCATTCCCCTGTCGATGATGGACAGGTACAGGGCCGCGACCTCGAGAGGGGAGGTCCCGAAGATGCTGGTATCATCCAGGTTGTAGTTGAAACTCTGGAAGTAGTCCTCCGGCTTGATCACCTTCTTGTCCTTGCCGCCACCCTTGACGACGATACCCTCGAATGGGTGGTCGTAGCCGCCTCTCTTGCCCTCGATCCTGTGGCCCGGTATGACGTACAGCTCGGCGTGCTTCCCGAGGTCCTTGCCGATTGCCTTCGGTGAGTAGACGAAGCAGTCTCCGTATGCCAGGTAGTTCGTGGCCCAGGCACGTCCGAAGCGGACGGTGTTGTACCGGTCATTCGGCCTGAACAGGAGTTCCATTATCGGGTGGCTCTCCAGGTATTCGCCTGTCTTGATGTCCTGGAGCTCAAGGTATGGAAAGATGTCTCCCACGGCCTTGGCGATCTTGTTGATGATGCCGTATGCCGGGGCGCAGCCCTCATAGCAGCGCTGGATGTTGACCCGGCTCACCTCGAGGTAGTTGTCCCTGACGGAGAAACCCTGGAGCAGGGCGTCGATGGATCTGAAATACTCATTGAAGTCGCCGATGTTCTCATAGTAGCCCTTGACCTGGGTTTCGAGGCCGGCTATCTTGCTTTCGAGGGCGTTCAGCGTCGTGGCCCTCACGGTCTTAAATCCGAACATAGTTATCTGGTTTTGGCGTAATTATAAGGCATTTGCGGTCATTTCCGTTCCTGGGTGCTATCCAAGTTTTTCCGCAGCTCACTTTGGGAGGTCTCCGTCGTCATTCGGGATTCCCATCCTGCGGAGGTGCGTGCTCCCGTAGCTGATTGCATCCATGGCGTGGTCCCCACCGTCCTGGGGGACGTCCGTGAACACGTCCTCATCCTCCTTTGACGGTTCCCAGGAGTAGGTTTCCGCTTCCTCACGGACGTTCTCTCCGACATACCGCACCTTGAATCCCTGGAGATAGCCGATCCTCCCAACCTTGTCGCGGTTGATTCCGGGGAGGGCGTTGATCCCGTATTGCTGGCGCAGTTCCGCGATGCTGTCCGGACGTACCGGGTCGCAGTAAACCACAGCCTCGTCGGCTTCCGCTCCGCGGTCGGCGCAGTCCCTCCGGATTGCGGCAGCCACGTCCCTGGGCAGCTTGCTTGTGGAATAGAGGACTTCCACCACATAAAGGGTCCGGGTCAGGGGATCGAAGGCCATTCTGACCAGGGCGTCCGGGTCTCCGGAATAGCCCCAGTCGTTGCCGTACCACCAATCAAGGCCCAGGGGAATGAGGTCCAGGGTGGTGCTTTCCCAGCGGGGATAGATCAGGCCGTTCCGCTTCACGGCCCAGTCTCCCAGGTAGATATTCTGGTATTTGTCCGGGTTTTCCCTCTCGCATTCCAGGGCCTTGGCTATGAATGAGGGGTGCAGGTTCTCGCGGTTGTCTCTCCAATCGGTGTGGATGTACTGAACATCATCCACCCTTCCGTTGTAGTCGAAGGGCACTCCCGGCCTCTTAAAGAATCGCTTGTATATCCAATGATGGATGTCCGAGGGGTTCAGGACCAGCTCGATGTCGTTGGTTACGTCTTTCTCGCGGATGGACAGGTCTATGACGTCGAACTCTGATTCCGAGGTCAGTTCCTGGGCTTCATCCAGGAGGAAGGACTTGAGCCTCGGTATGGACTTGAGGCGGGCAGTCTGGTTGCCGGAGCTGGCCAGGATTCCACGGAAGTAGATCTTGCCATTGGAAACCCGGTTTATCACCGCCTCCTTCGTCGCCCGGAAGTGCCTTGCCTTGCCCAGCGACACGACCCGGGCCAGGTATTCGGGAATGACTGACACCTCGGCTGATACAAGGGTGTACCTGGAATAAAGGGTCGTATAATCATCCCGGTAGGTGTCCACGACCTTCGCCGTGCTGACCGCAGTGGATTTACCGCTTCCGCGTCCGCCGGTTACAACCTTATAGCGAGGCGAGTCCTTGCTCCCGGGAAGGAACAAGGGCTCATACTTCGGGTTGAACACCAAGCGTGACATTTCCTATTCAGGTTCCGATTCGGCGTCCGATTTGGATTCAGATTCCGATTCTGATTCCGATTTGCGTTCGGATTTTCCGAATACAATGACCGGCGGATCTCCTATGCCGATGTCGGCTGTAATCTCTGCTGCCTGCTTTGGTTTCCCGAATAGGCGGTCCAGGAGGTCGGAGACGTACAAGTAGCCGTTCTTTCCCATCATCCCCTTCGCATAGACCTGGATCAGGTAGCCAAACTCCGGAAGATCCTTCGCTTCCTTCTTGAGATATTCCATTGCAGTCCTCTGGTCCGGAAGCGTGAGGGCGTGGAACAGGGCCTCCATTACCTTCTCCCGAGCATTGTCCGGGATGTTCTTCAGCTTTGGTTTGCGACCCCGGTTCTTCGGCTGGTTGGTGCTGCTGAACTGCGTATGCCGGCCCGGGTTCCAATCTTTGTCAATCTTCGGCATCTTATTGGCGTTTTATGTCAATTTATTGGCGTTTGGTGCAATCCTGACCGCCTCCTTTCCTGTGAGCTTCTCCCATCTGGCTATTATCACATCGCAGTAGTGCGGGTCAAGTTCCATCATATAGCACTTGCGGCCAAGCTGCTCGGCGGCAATAATAGTTGTACCAGAGCCTCCGAAGGCATCCAGCACGATGTCTCCCGGCTTTGTTCCGTCCAGCATACAGTTCGCCACCAATTCGATGGGCTTCATCGTGGGATGAAGGTCATTTTTGAGAGGCTTGGCAATATCCCATACTGTAGTCTTGAAATTCCCTTTTCCGTAGAAATGATGCGTGCCTTTTTTCTTCCATCCGTAGATGATTGGTTCGTGCTTGTAGTTGTAATCGCATCTTCCAAGGACGTGGTTGTTCTTGTTCCAGATAAGCATATGTTTCAAGGCAAGAGGGGAGTCCTGGACTGACTGCAGCAGCAGCAGCTCCCCTCCTTGAGGGGCTGTTATATAGTAAACCATCTGGTCTTTCGTACATTCGGCAAGTACGTTGAATGCCTTGACCCAGAAGGCGGCCATTTCGTTGGGCTCCATTGAATCGTTCTCAATCGGATTGGTAAGCCTTTGGCTTGCGTCAATCCGATTGAGAAACTCGTTCTTGGTGGTGTAGCTCACCCCATATGGAGGATCAGTGAAAACCATATCAGCTAAAGCCCCCCCCATCAATGACTTAACTGTTTCCAAATCAGTTGAATCACCGCACATCAGGCGGTGGTCGCCGAGCTGCCATATATCGCCGGGCTTGCACCGGACGTGGATCTCGTCGGTGTTCTCATCGAAGTCGTCCTCCTTGGTTTCGGCAGGGGTCTGTTCTTCTTCCTGGACATCCGTCACCCATTCCGGCACACCCCAATCGGCAAGCGGGCAGTCGTCCCATTCATTGGCCAGCGCATCGGTGTCCCAGGAACCGAATGAGCCGTTGTCAAGCATTGCCCGGCGTTTAATGGTCTCCCGGTCCTCATCCGATTCCGGGACGTAGTGGATTGCCTCAAAGGTTTGCAGCTTCATCTCCTTGGCTGCGGTGGTGCGGAGATTGCCGGCAAAGACCAGCAGCATCTTGCCGTAAGGCGTTACAAGTATGGGCTTGTCCTCTTGGAAGTCCGGATCACGTTCAAGGGACTGCTTCGTGAGATTGATGTCATCGCGTGTCCATTGGCGTGGATTCCTCGGCAGCCAACCCAGCTGGCCTTCGTTCAGTACCAGGTCGGCAACCTTGGCCTTGATTCTTTTTTTCTTCATATAGTTTCCTATTGTAGTTTCATTTCAAATCCCGGCTCCGGATTGATTTGACCCGCTTGCAATCTGGCCTATGTTATTATTCAATTTCACAACTGAACTCCTTTTGCCGGGATCTCAATTCCATAAGGAGCTGAATCCTTGCCGCATTCTCCATCCGGACCGCTCTGCCCTGGCTGGCGGCATATACCGTGTCCCACTTCATCCGGGTGGCCCTGGCGATTTCCGACAGGGATAGTCCGGAGTGGGCGATCTTCCTGGCGAGCTCGAGCCTCACCTGTTCAAAGTATGCGGTGAACTCGCATTCCGGTATGTACGGCGTAGCTTCCATTCCTTTGCTCCCTCACCCGGAGTCGAACCGGCACACAATTACCACATTATGAAACAATTACTATTAAAGACGAATACGACAGAATCATTGCCCGCCGTGGGCCTGTGAGGGAGTGGCGCATCCCTGCGCCTCTGGTGCAAATATACAAAATCGGTGTAATTAGTACACCGTTTTTTTACTCAGAACAGCGAATTTAATGGCTTGAGAGACAAATAGTCCCGGATTATGTCCTGGAAGGCCTCGAAGGTCCGGACCACGACATAGGCGTTGCCGGCTTTCTCGGTTGCGGCCTGCCAGAGCTTCTGGTTCGGGTTCTGGCGTGAGGATTTCCTGGGCGTTTTCATTTCGATGCACAGGGCACCGTAGTTGCCCCTGGCCTCCAGGAGGATCAGGTCTGCCACACCGGCCACGACACCCTCGCCTTTCAGGATTGCCGCCTCGATAGGGGAGCGGCCCCCTCCATTCGGGACCGCGAACAGGAGCAGCGCCCGGGATGGGTACTGCATCCGGAACCAGGCTACACAGTCCCTCTGGAGCTGGCTTTCTTCGTGCGTGCGTGTGCGGGGATTGGCCGCCGTTTTAATCATCTTCATTTCTGATCCTCCTTTACGATGATGATGCGAACCTTGTCGCCGAACTTGAATCCGTCAAGGTTGATGTTCTTTGCGGTCACGGCTAACTTGTTGGTAATGTCTTTCACCATCTCTCCTTCCACCGCATCCTTCATCATCTGCTCCTTCTGCCAATTCATCCCCTCCTCAATCCCATTGTGGAAAACACGTCTTACTTCGGATTGATGTTTCAGTTCTTCTCTTGTGATCGTGACCCGGTATGATTCCCGTCCTCGTTTATAGAAGTACTTGGCGAAGGCCCGGAGTTTAGAGGGGTTCATAACTGTATGCCCTTCCATCCAATCCTCCACCGGGATTCCTGGGTATTCTGTTTCGGGATTCGGATAGAGATACACAGCATCCGGCTTGCGGTCATAGCGGAAGAATTTGCCGTAGAAGTACAGGTCTATGCCGGCGTCGATGCTCGGAACTTTCTTGACCCCAGCCGGGTCTGGGTGGCCTATGGCTTCTTTACAATGTTGATAGTTCGCTCCTGCGATGAAGGCATCCTTTGCCAATCCAACGGATGGACCATCATCCGGATCGCATAAAGTCTTGCTGGCGTATTCCTCTGCTGCTCCCTCCAGGTCACTCACCCCAACTGGGTCCGCACGTCCCTTGAATCCTGTCTGACATGGCGGGATTCCTTCTGGCCGGGAGTTGATGTAGTCGAGGAGTTCTCCGTATGCAACCGCCTTGCCTTGATAGTATGTATCAGACTCTCTCTCAAATATACCTTCGCAGATTTTCTTTCGCCGTTCGATCTCGGCTTTTATCTTCTCAATGTTGCTCATTGTCTTTATCAATTCTTAAATAAGTTAAATCGTATGCTATGCTTAATAGAAGCATCAGTTGGAAGTCAACCTTGAATATCCAAGCGGCAAATCCAAGTATGGTGATAGATACCATTGCCATAAGAGTTTTCCCCCAGCTACTCATTTCTGTTCCTCCACATCTATCCAGAGTCCGTCCTCCAGCCTTTTGTGAAATGAGCCTTCAAAGGAGTCGTATATTCTGGAATCTTCCATTGGGTCCCTGAACACTGGATATACCAGGATTTCGTCACCTGATACTACAACCCCGGCCACCTCGGTGGTTCCGTCCGGGATCGTGACTGTGTGGGCTTTCCCGGCCCAGTCATTGAGTTTGTATTTCATTTCTTTTCCTCCTTTTTCTCCGGGCATTGAAGCCCCTTTGGTAGCTTGCACTTGCCTGTCCAGTACAGGCAGCCCTGGCAGTTGGTGTTCATATTATTTCGTTTGTTAAATTCTTTAATGCAATGAATGGAGCTTCAATACCTTGTGCATCCTCCTTACTCCCTTGCACGAAATAGCCTATGTAATCAGGCAGCCTATCTCCTTTTCTTTTTTTTCGGTTTTTTACGAACATCAACCTTGTGTGCGGCGGAATATCAGACTTCCTTAAACTCGATGATATCAGCCTTCCGTGTTCATTCTCCCATAGACCCAACGTTCTGGGATAGGGATGCTCGTAGGCACCGGCTTCGGCCTTCCTCTTGGCGATGTATTCTTCTACCTGTTTGTTCATATTACAGTTTCTTCAATTCCTCGTACAATGATTCAAGTCCCGTACTCTGGTATCTGACTGTTGCCGCCTCAAGTGCCTCCATCTGCTCCTCGCTGGGTTTCCAAGAAGATGCTTTTCCTGCTTCAAGTCCCATCTTGTATGCTTCCGTCATAGTGACATCTCCGTGATATTGAGGACGTAGGGATTTGAGCCGATTATTTAACCAATTTTGCATCTCTTCTTTTGTTTCTTTCGTAGGGAAGAATGTTTTGTGTGGTTCAAGAAATCGGACAATACGATTGCAATTCTTCTCATCCTCTTCGCTCCACTCAACTTTTTGTTGCAAGCTGAATCTTTCAGGAAGGGATTTGAGCCAATCTGCAATATCTTTATGTGAATATCTATTACAAATGGCTATTGCAACCTTCAAAAATGCCTTATCCTCCTCGCTCCACTCTTGTTTTGGTTCAAGAACGAATTTTTCAGGGAGGAATTTTAACCATAGAACAAGATTGGTATCTTTCACTACAGATGGAGCCGGATTTTCTACATACCAAATCGCTCTCTTCAAGCAGTCCTCATCAAACCCGTTCCATTTTTGCTTTGATTGCTCAATAAGTTCAGAAAGTTCTTCCGCCCACGGTTTTACAATATCCAAATCGATAGAACCTTGTCGGTATTGCTGTGCTGCCAGCATACAATCCATCAGGCGGATTTCAAAGTCATTCCACTCGGAGTGGTCATTCGGTTTTTCCGAACAAACACTGGCATTAATCGGAATTTCCGAATTTTCTTTCTGCTTTTCAAGGCAGGCATCGTATTCGTCTACCAGCTCTTTTGCGCTATTATATTTCCTAACTGGTAGATACACTCCGTTGAATGCAAGAACAAGATGGTCTCCTTCATTCGCTCTTCTGATTGCTTGCTCTGCTGCAATAGTTATATCAGTCCCAGCCAATGGTCTGAAAACATATTCCTTTTCTATGCTTTCTTTCTGCTTTTCGAGCCAAGCAAAAATTGAACGAATAGGTATTCCGTTCCACTTCGACTCTATATCATACGCTTCAAATGCCTCTTTCAACTCTTTCCTTATCCTTTCGTCCTCGCTCTCTGCGAGTTCGGGGAAGATAAACTCTAATTCGGAGCCTGCCACAAGAGCATCTGTACTTGACAAAACCAGCATCCTGTCGTGTAGCCTCCTGACCCTTTTCAGAGCCTTTTTGTACATTTTCTCGTAGTCCATAATCTTTCCTGTTAAAAGGGGAGCCGGAGTCCCCTTGCAGAAACAAATAATCACATTCAAAATGACTTACTCCCACTCCGGCTGGGAACTTGATTTTAACTAAATTCCTTATTTAGCCTCTACAATTTCGCCATTAAACAACTTATACCAGGTGTCCGGCTTGTAATTCTCGCCGTCGATGCGGATAGTCTTGACCATAACCGGAACAGATCTACCCTTTGAATCGTCGAATCTCCATTCCGATAGGGTTATCCAGGAGCCGAGCTTGGCCTTGACCCTGGAGTCGTGGCCCGCACAGCAGATTACCGAGTCCTCGCCCATGGAATTGATCTTGGCATAGTCGCCGGATGAGCCTATCTTGGCAGAGTCGCCGGATGAGCCTATCTTGGCAGAGTAG